CACAGGGTCGTGAAGCTCTTCGTCGATTTGCATCAGGATCGTCTGCCTGGTTACAAGTGGCCTGGCTGCTGAGTTCTGCGTCTGAAACACAGGTGGAAAGAACAAACTAACCCTTAGAAATGGAAGGTTCCGATAGTATTGGCGTCTACGGAGAAGCGAAGGCCGAATACACAAGACAACTTTGTGGTTTTTTAGTTCCGGCACTGGAGACCTACTTCTTGGATTTGTTGGCTTCCACAAAAGAGGCAGAGAAAGATCCGAAACGATTTCTTTGGGCTTTCCAAGATTCTTTGAAACAGTTTCCCGATTGGAATATGGATAAGGTTCAGCGTGAAACCGCAAAGATTTCGGAGGAAACAAAGTGTGATTATTTGGAGGAGATCTTAACTGCTGTTTTCATTGCGCATACCAAGGTGCTTTCTGCGATTCGTTTGACAAGCAGACAGAAGAAACTTCAGATCACGATCCCCAAGTTGGAGCATTTCCTCCATCGCACCATGTCTGAATGTGCCCGTCTTCTTTGGTCCAATGCGTATCTCTTTAATGACAATGCTTCTGCGATTGAGAGACAGAAGAACCTTCGTCAGGTCGAACAACTTCTTCATGAAGGTGTATTGCAGTCTATTCGTGGAATGCTCCCGGTGAAGAGTATTTTGAAGGAATATTTGGCGGAGGACGGCGAAGAGGCTCCTCAGGCTGCTGAGGAAGCGGCTGCGGAAGCGAATGAAGAAGTTGTGGAAGAGACGCCTGCGGAGGTTGTGGAACCCGTTGTAAAGGAGGAGGAGGAGATTAAGGCACCCCCTCCGTCCCCTGAGATAGCTGTAGAACCTGCTCGTCCTACAATTGTCGTCGACCTCTCAGGCACGATTGTCAAGGAGGAGGTGAAGGAAGAAGTCAAGGAAGAAGTCAAGGAGGTAGTCAAGGAAGAAATCAAACCCCCCATGATTCTGGTAGACACAGAGCCTTCTGTCTCCTTCAGCGAGATGGACACTGTGTTTCACTACAACCCGCAAAAGAATGTGATTAGCCCGCGTGAGGAGAAGACAGAAGAGGAAGAACCTTATATGGACGGGATTGAGATTGATGAGTCTGCTGCGCCCGAGGAGTTAGACGAGTTTGAAACCTTGGAAGATGACAAACTCTCCTTCGCGGAAAATGAGTTTGAAACGCTCTAAGGTTTTTCTTCTGTGGCGACAGAAACCTTCCGGATGAATGCCACATATGTCTATGGAATGTTATTGGGTGGATCTGTTGTTTCTGCGTTAGGTGGGGCTGCCGAGTATTGGAAGGAGAAGGAGATGCCTTCTCTAAAGGCGTTGATGCGTGATTTTATCGTGGGGGCCGTTCTTGTTTTGTTCCTTCTTCAGATCGTTCCTGATTCGATGGCTTCGCTTGTGAGTGCACTTCCTTCTCTTCCTGAGATGCCTGGAATTGGTTCGATGACAGGAGGCTCTGTAGAGCCTGATCTTCAGGTGGGTCCTGCTCGTTTTTAACCTCTCTTAATAGAAATGGAATCCGCACAGAAGAGCCAAGTTTGGTGGTCGTTCCCTGGTGGTATTGGTTGGCCCACCCCGATTCCGTTGAAGGGTGGCAAGCGAAAGGCGAAGAAGACTCGCAAAGCTCGCAAAGCTTCGAAGAAGTCTCGTAAGGGCTCCACTCGCCGCAGATAAACATAGAAACTAATAGAATGAAGACAGGATTTGAACTGGACTGGACTGGCGTGTATAAACCGATTCTTACGGTATTTAACGGAGGAAAGCGAAAGACGCGTAAGGCAAAGAAGAGCCGCAAAACACGGAAGGCCAGAAAGGGAGCGACAAGAAGAAGATAAGTTCTTTCTATCGGTATTTTGAATACCTTGGGAAAGCCTCTAACAAAACAAAGAATAGACCTTCTGTCCTTCCGGAACCGACTTTTTCTTTACAACATACTCTTCGAAGACAGCCTTTTTGACCTGCTGGGAAGGAACAGCGTTGTGAACCTCTGCGGTAATCACCTTATACAAATCAAAATCAGGGTATCTCTCCTTTCCATCAGGCTCCATCAGCACATTGTGTCCATCATCACACAGGAGCCACCCCCACATCATATTGTAAAGTTTGGAGTCCGTCTCCATCATCTTCAATCCATCTTCCTGACTCAGCACAGATCCCTTCGTCTTAAGAGGAGGAGAGGACGGGAAAATACCCTCGAAGACACTCACAGCAAACCGAGAGAGATCAAAGGAAGGGTTGGGAGGAACTTCTTCTTCCTCTGGATCATAGAGTTCTCCAAAGTTGAACTGTTCGGCAGCATCGTTTCCTGGGCGGAAATCATCACTGAAAAACTGGTGTTTATTGATTCGGAAGATTGCGCGACCAAAATCAATCAAACGGAAGATCTTTCCAAAGGTTGGTATTTTGAAATGAAGATTATCACGTGTTACATAATACAAATACTGCTGCTTTGTCTTTGTCCAAACAATGTTGTTGCTGTGAAGATCATTGTGTGTAAATCCAAAGATGCTCTGTCCTACAGTTAAGGCTGCGATCACTTGGAACACCCAGGCTCTCCAACGGTCTTCCCACTCCTTCGTTCCAGGTCGAGCCCCTACTTCTTCAAAATCTTCCAACAAATCGTCCATCGTCCCCTCGCTGGCTTCCGTGTAGATACACATCACAGGGAACTCTTTGATTTCCGCATAAATATTCAGTTCATCGTCTTCCTCTTCAGATTCATAGGACTCCTCAAGTTCCTCCTCGTCTTCAGACTCTGTTTCTTCAGCAGTCTTCATATCGCTCAAATCAGCGGAATGAAGGGATCCAGACTCTGCGTCTTCGCATTTCAACTCACTCAGTTCTTCCTCCGAATCATCCTCTGAATCATAAAGATCGGCAGGTTTCTCACAGACTGCATTCCGGATCTCATGAGGAATCTCCCCATCCTCAAAGCCGATTGTGAACTTCTTTTCTTCCTGGCTGTCCCAGAACCAACGGTGGTGTCTATATGACATATAGGAGTCGGTGATGTTGTAGGAATAACTTTTGGCGACACAGCAAAAGGCTCCATAAAACTTGTGAAAGTGAGGTGAATAGCCCCCCTCTCGTATTCTGCTAAACGCATAACTTGCCAGGGCTTCAACGTAGGCCTGATTCATAGGATCCTGGAGTTTTTGATTCATGGACCCCCATGTTTCCTTGTGTCCAGGCAAGACAGGCTGTTTGGGTGCTGTATATTTCCCCTGCAACCACGCAATCGGATCTACCAAATGAGTGATTTTGCGAAAGCCTGAGACATCTGTGATCTCGACTCCTGATTTCTCAAGATTGTCTTCTACAGTAAGTCGCAAAGGAGCAGAGCGTTTGTCTTCTATGTCCTCTGTTCCAATGACTCTCTGCAAGTGATCAAGCCAAACATCTCCTTTCGGAGGTTCTTTCATCTCACAGACAACTCCCATTCCGGGATAGTAAGTCTGTAGATTGGAAAACTCTGTAGTCTCCAAAAGTGTCTTGGAAATCGCAGCTTCCAAGAACTTCGGAGGAGGAACAAAACTTCCTTTGAGTGACATTCTGTTTTGAGAAGGAACTGGAAAGTGCGTTCATTACCGCAGTGAAAAGATTTTTCAAAGCAGGTAGAAATGGCAAACCTCGCACCTGTCAATGTTTCTCTGCGAAAGTTTGATATGAAGAAGATTCCGCAAGATGCTGTCTGTATTTTTATTGGGAGAAGACGCACAGGTAAGAGTACGTTAGTGCGTGATTTGCTGTATTGTCACCAAGACATGCCACTTGGAACTGTAATTTCAGGAACAGAGGAGTCGAACGGTTTGTATGGCAAAATGATTCCCCCTCTTTTCATTCACCCCGAGTTTAGTCCTGTGATTTTGGCCAACTTCTGCAAACGTCAGAAGATGATGATGGCGAAGATTTTGAAGGACCAGGAGGACGGGCGCCGTAGTAATATCGACCCTCGTTCCTTTTTGATTCTTGATGACTGTATGTATGACGACTCTTGGACTCACGATAAGAACATTCGGTATTTGTTCATGAACGGTCGTTGGTTAAAAGTGTTCTTTTTAATCACGATGCAATATCCTTTGGGTATCCAGCCTGCGTTACGAACGAACGTTGACTTTGTCTTCATTCTCAGAGAGCCTTATTTGTCAAACAGACAGCGTATTTTTAATAACTATGGATCCGCCTTCCCTTCCTTTGAATTCTTCTGTCAAATCATGGATCAATGCACGCAAAACTATGAATGTCTTGTCATTGACAACACATGTCAGAGCAATAAGATTGAGGATTGTATCTTCTGGTATAAGGCCGAGATCCACCCTGATTTCCGTATTGGTGCCCCT